CACTCAACGAAAAACATTAATTACGCCTACGGCGTAATTAATGATGTTTTGTTAAATTAAAAATAAATTTTTTTCCATTATCCTGTGGTTCTTCATTTGTTGTATCTAAAGTTCTCTTTTTTGTATTCTTTACTACTAAATTATCAATTGTAAAATTTTCAAAAAAATATGGTTTTGAAAATATATATGGAACATATTTTTTTAAATCATCTTCACATTTTATGACTTCATTAATATCTTTTTTTAATGTATCCCAAAATTTTCCACAAGTATCAACCATTTTATCAATATAACTTTGATTTCTACGAATTAATTTCATTGAAAAATTTTCACAATACCAATAATTAATATTTTTAATCACATTTTTATTATAAATATCATATACATTTACTAAAAAATCATTTAATTCTTCTTTATTTGTCGGTAAAATATTTATATCAATTGTCATTGGGTCAATATATACATATTCATTATTCGTTTTTTGTAAAACAATTCCTTTTTTTTTATTAAAAACATTATACCAAATATTATTTGTTTCATTGTCAATATCTAAACAAAAATCATTATAACTTTTATATTCTAATAATTTACATTCAGTAAATTCACATTCATCTAAACCACAACATTCTAATTGTGTCTGAACTTGTGCATAATAATATGGAACTACTTCATTCTTTGTAATCTCACGAGAAACTACACACTTAATTTCTACCATTCTTCCATTATATAATATACCATCAGGACTTGCTCCTAAAAATGCTATCGTTGGATGTGGAATTAATCCAAATTCAAATAATGGGTCTTTTGGTTTTCCTTCTTCATCCACAAATATATCTTTATGTTGTTCTCTAATCATTTGTTGAATTACTGGTTCATATTTTACTCCGTGTTCTGTTGTAAATGTTCCTTTTCTCTCAATTGGAACATTCATTAATTGACATTTTTTCTCAATCCAATATTTATTTTTTGATTTATATGGATTAACACCTAAAATACTACCAATTTCACTTGCTGTTATTCTTGTTTTTCTTGCTAAAAACCATTCCTCTGTTCTTTGAACCATTTGAGGACGATTTAATAGATTAATTACTTGAGGATGAATTTTCGCCATTTTATTTAATTAATTTATTAAATACTTTTAAGAATAAGATTTTAATTAAATTTATTCAATTTATTATTTTAAATTAAATGTCTAAAATTAAAGTTACACTAAGTGGCGGTGGATTAAATGGTTATCAATATATTGGTATGTTTTATTCTTTTGAATTAAATGGATTTAAACCAGAACAATTTACTTTTTATACATCATCTATTGGTAGCATTATTGCTTCATTTTGGTTAATTGGTTATACTGCCAAAGAATTAATGAATATTTTTATTCAAAATGAATTTGAACCTGAATGTAGTTTAATTGATTTAATTGAATTTGGTGGATTAGACAATTCAAATAAATTTGAGAATATTATAAAAAATATTATTTATAAAAAATGTAATAAACAAATTTGTTTAGAAGATGTTCCTAATATTTATATTTATGGTTCCAATATTATTGAAAATAATCACGATTGTTTTCACCAAAATTCTATTGAATTGTATAAAGCTCTTTGTATTAGTGCTTGTATCCCATTTATTTTTCCACCCATCATTTATTCAAAAAATTTCTATGTTGATTCGGCGTTAATGAATAATACTCCTAATTATCAAAACTCTGATGTCATTTGTTTTTTCCAAAAAAAATCTGTTTCTCCTATTTCATATAAAGATTTATATCAAGATATCAATTCAAATCATAAAATAAATTTTATCAATTATACATTAAGATTAATCGAATGTTCTTATTTAAACAAAGAGTTTAAAAAAGAAAATAGCAAACAAAATCAATTATTATTTGAATTTGAAAAAAACTTTTCATCTGTTGATTTTTGGATCACCAAAGAAGATAAAATAAATCTAATCAAAATCGGTTACAAATATATTCATTCTAATAGTGACAATTATATACCCTTTTTTAATAAAATTATTCATCCAATTAACGAAAATCAAAATATTAACGAATAAAACTTTTTAATATTTGAATTACTTCATTTTTCTTTTTTCCTGTCACTCCTTTAATATTATGATATTTCGCAATATCAATTAATTCTTTTAACTTGTATTGTTCTAAATTCTCATTTAATACAATCTGTTGTTCTAATTGATTTTCAATAATTTTAGTTTTCGTTCCCTTAGAACCTTTTGGTCTTCCTCTTTTTTTCTTATTTTCTTCCGAATTTTCTGTTGAAAATGTAGTTTGATTTGTTAATTCTAATTCACTTGTCATTTTTTCTATACCTTTACTTTGAACACAAATATATAAATCAAATTTATCATTTGGATCTTTATTTGAAGGATACTTTGTTATTTTTGTTTTCTTTTCTTTGGGCGTTATTGGACTACTATTTTCACTTTTATTAGTTTCTAATGTTTCTTCTTCATCTGTGTCTATATCATCTATATTTAAATTAAAGATACTTGGATACAATTTTAATATCTCTTCACTACTAAGAATTTTATCAGAACAACTTTGATTATATCTCTTTTTATCTTTTTCACTCATTAAAATTTTTTCCATAAATAATTCTTTTTCTAACAAATCATCTTCACTATCAAGTTGTTGTTCATAAATGTAATCCATTCTTTTTTAATAAAATTGAATTCAAATTTATTAAAAAAATTAAAAAGAGATTAATCAATTTTAATAAATTTTTGTCTAATGAGTGACTATATTTCACAAATATTATTTTTAAAAAAACCTAATAAAAGATTTGTTAAAAAATTAATTGCACATTTACATACTCAACAATGTCCACAATTTAAAAAATTTTTAAATTACAAAGTTGATAATGTATTTTGTCCTTATTTAACAAATGAAGATATTGAAAATTCACAAACAATTATATCCGCATATTATAATATATCAATTAATATTGATTTATTAATTTTTAAATATAAAATATATGACTTTTTATTAGAATACATATTTCAATTACAAAATTTGCCAATACAACATACAAATCATATCTTTCAAATAAATGATAATTGTATATTAATTGAATATCAATTAAAATCGATTAGTAATACACCAAATTATATTAAAGAATTAATAATTGAAATAAATGGTGAAGATGATATTTATTATATTAATTATAGTGAGATAATGAAAGATAATTTTAAAAAAATATTAAAAAATAATGAATATAAAAATCATTTTAGTAAACAATTTATATTTATATATATTATACAATGGATACTTGGTTTTAGTTGTAATGATATATATATTATTAATCAAGAATGTTTTCAAATAATTCCATTAAATGAAACAATTGATAATTGTAATAATAACGAACCTTTTGATTTTAAAAAATTGTTTTCAAATAAAAACAATTTTTTTAATAAACAAATTTATGAATGTGTAATTGGATATTTTAATTATACTCCTAATTTATTAATTTATAAAAACTTTTTACAAAATATATACAAAATATTTGAAGATAAATGTGTTGAAAATACAAAGTATAATGATATCACTATCCTTTATCGTATCAATAAAATGTATCGTTATTTTGATTAATGAAGTGGTGGAAACTCTGATTCATATTCAAGCGTATTTAGTTGTTTATTTGATTTATTGACAACTTTTTTAACAACTTGATTGGCTGGGCTCACAACAACTTTTTCTACTTTATTTCTCCTATAATTTCCAACTAATTTTGGATTAATTAATGCTAGACGATTTCTTAGAAAAATAAATTTAGAATACTTTGAATACTCATCAAATTTATCTTCAATATCTTTTAATAATGTTGGTTTATGATCTTGTTGATATTTCTCAAACATCTTTTTAACAAAATAATGTAATTCAGGACTTGTTTTCACAAATTGTCTTTGAATATACCTTCTTTTATATAAAATATGTGCCTCTTTACAAAAAAGATTTTTCGTTTTATTAATATCATTAATATATCTCTTATGTTCTGGATATTGGTCCAAATAATCATCAAGTAATTGTTTATCAGTTCCCCACATTAAATCAATTAACCTAAGTCCTAAATATTTCTCATTACCAAAACTCTTTCTCTTATCTTGATAATTTTTTACAAAATAAACATATCTCATATCTACATTCTCAATCATAAAACCTCTATTTTCATTCTTTACAAATTCTTCATTCTCTAATTCACTAAATTTAATTTCAGGAACAAATCGATAAATAAAATCATAATCATTTACTTCTTTAAATTCTTTATCTAACACATTTAGTAAATAAATATAATCATTCTCAATATTTTCTACAACATTCATATCCTTTGAACCAATTAAAAAATAATAACTAAAATACTTATTAAACCATTTATTTAATAATTCTTCTTCACTCTCAAACTTCTCATCTTTATGATAAAGATTTGTCAGTAATTCAAAAAAATATTCACCAAATGATTTTGTATTACTCCATTTAGACATTTTCGCATCTAAACAACGATTTGTTGATACATACCATTTACTCTCTAATTCATTGTAAAAAACTCGAATCATTGTTCCATCAATAAATTTTCTTAAACGATAATTCTCACTATTTTTACTATAAATCTCCTTTAATTCTTCTAAACATTCTAATTCCTTACATACTGGAATTCCTTTCACTACTAGTTCTTTATTCTCATTTAAAATATTACCTTGAATTAAAAAATCTGTATCTTTATTCAGATTTTCTAAAGTTACTAGTTTTGTATCAATTTGAAGTGCCATTTATAATATATTCGCTATGTGATGTAATGTATATATTAATTATAATGTTTCTTTAAACTCATTTTTTATTTAATTTAATAAACCTTAATTAAATGTTATTAATTTTATCAGCAATTTTAAAAAAATAATATATACATTAAAATAAAGAGCATTTTGAAATGTCATCACCTCCTTCTTTACAATTACAATCTAATATTAAAACATTAATGGATGATTATTTTAAACCTGAAACTACACCTGAACAAAAAAAACAAATAGAAAATAAATTAGGTCAAAAATTATTTGCTAAAAAAAGAGCAGAAAGAAGTCAATCTACTATACCCTTAGAACAAGGACAATCATCACAACTAACTGATGATAGTCAACCAATTCAATTACAAGAACAAGAACCTATTCAATTGGAACAACAACAAGAAGAACCTATTCAAATAGAACAACAACAAGAACCAATTGATGAAGTAGAAGAAATTGAAGAAAATCAATCTATTACTAATTCAAATAATACAATTGAATTAAATAAAAAATTAGAAGATTTAAATATTGAATACAAAAAATTGTTAGAAATTGGTTTATCACAACACGAAAAGATTAGATACAAAGTTTTATTTCAAAAAATCGTTTCTGAATTACAAAAAGATATTTCTTTAAGAGAAATTCGTGACTATCTAATTCGTTATTATAAATTAAAAGCAATTAATGAAAAAATTGCTACTTATAATGTTGATTTTTACGCTTTAGCACAAGCAGAAAATGATATAAATTTTCTTTATAGTTATTTTGAAAAATATTATGATATCTTTGATGAAAAAAAAGGTGAAATAAAACTTCGTTTAAAAAAAGAATATACTTATACAACAAATGAAGATATTAGAGACATCACGATTAAAATTCGTAAAGAACAAATAGATTATGTTAAACCTGTTGTCACTAATATCTCTGATAAAAATAATGTTGAAATTATTTTTGATAAAGAATATGACACTTTTAAAAAAAAACATTTTATTACTGAAGAACAATCCAAAGAACAAGACGAAAAAGCAAAAGAAGCACAAAAAAGAAAAGAAAAATTAATTGAACAAGGTGAATTTGTTGAAAAAAAATCAAAGAAAGAAATTAAAAAAGAACTATCAAAAGAAGAATATGAAAGAGTTGAAATTGATAATGTTATCTATCAAAAAAGAAATAATGCTTGGGAATATATTTCTAATGTATTAGAAAATAATATTCAAATAAAACCTGAACAAGAATTATATTATCAAACTTTTAAAAAAGCATATTATGATAGTTCTTTAGTCCCAAGAATTGCTACCGATGATAATATACATATTGATTTCGTTCAAAGAATTACTAATCCTAATGGTGCCAATTACTTTTTAGATCAAAATAGTTCAATTGAAACTCGTATGAAACAAAATAAAACATTTTATACTTTTGAAATTGTTATTACTGATAAAACTATTGCTAGTAAATCAACTCAATCTACTTTTACTGAAGACCTTGATTCAAGTATTGTTCAAAAAGATGTAAAGAAAACTTATTCTACTGAATTTTATCAATCCTTAAAAAATGAATTTTTTACAAGAAATATTTATAATGATGCTTCAGGTATATTTGATTATTCATATGATAATGGAATTGAACCAGTCAAAACATATGAAATTAAATTTAATCGAATTAATACTAAAACTGAAGATTTAAATGATAATAGTCGTGTTTTAGGTAGTATTAGTCGTTTTGAATTCCAAGTAGATGATTATACTCAATATCAATTAACAATTGATTATGAATTAAGACATTTATTTGGAAGTTATGATTTAAAAACTGAAAGAAGAACTCTTTACCCAATCAATCGTAGGTTATTAGAAACTGCTGAATTACCTTGGATAGGTTCTGAAAATGTAAAGTTAGCAGATTTAGATATATTACCTTTCACATATTCATTCAAAGATAAAGTAATCAAACCTGATAATAACATTTTTGTAAATTGTCTTTGTGAATTTTTTATTGAAACAAATGTTGAAAATCAAATAAAACAAACTATTTTTATTGGTGTAATTGAAGAAATGATTTCATCTTTTGTTTTTAATATTAAAACATTTAGTCGCGATATTGAAAATGATATGATTAAAATACAAATTTATGAAAATATAAATGTTAATCAAATTAATAAAATTTGGAAAAAACCTAATATACCAAATCAAATAAATAGTCCTATTTTACTAGATAATGAAAGTTATTCATTTATTTATCCTGATCCAAATGCTACCTTTTCAAAATCATTTATTAAAACAACGATATTAAATGGAGTTTATGAAACAAGACCTGTTACAAGTAAATTTGACGCTGTTTTTGTTGATGAATACACATTACAATATGAAGAATTACAAGATATAGAATTATTCAAAGGAGATATTGCCAAATCAATTCCAATTTCTAAACAAAATCCTTTATTAGAATTATATTCAAATATTGAAGGTCGAACTTATTACATTAGTTATAATATTTTTAAAATTTTTGTTTGTAACCAATCTAAAAAATGTAAACAATTAGAAATATTATTAAATAATGTTGATAAAAATCCAATTATACAAGTTGATACACAATTATATGTATTAGGACGACAAACTAATCCAAATGTTCAAAATATAATTCAAGGTGGCAATTTAATTAAAAAATTAGATGACATTATTTTTCCTATTGAATCTTACTCAATAATGAAAATAAGAAATTTATTAGAAAAATGTAAAAAGAGTGTAGAATACAATTCGGAACAAAGAAGTAAATCTAATCAAGAAGATTATTATCAAATGTTTAGTGGTATGTTAGATGATATTCAAACTTATTTTGAATTATTTTTACCAGTTTATACAACTTTTATCTCAAATGAATTTATTTATGATTTTAGTGAAAAAGACAAAAATGACTTTGATGAATATCAAACTAGATATGATGAAATTATACAAGAGATTTATAGAATATATAAAACAATTGTTATAGAAGATGAAAAAATCAAATTAAAAAAACATATTTATATGACTGAATATATTATACAAAGTATCAATGAATTATATTATTACATACGATTTGAAACATTGAAAAATATGAAAGGAAAAAATAAAAGAACAAAAAAAGGTGGTAATTTTCAAACTATTATTTCAACAACTTTGGAAGATATAATTGAAGTATATGAAGATATTGATATAAACCAATTAAATAAATGTTTATTAGCAACCAATGATAATAAACAAATTAATCAAATATATAAAAATTTACCAAGTTTATTAGATTTATTATATCAAATAGATGGAACAAAAACTGAAAAAAATCTATTGTCATTAAAAACTTTGAATGATCCACAATTGGAAATATTAATTAGTAAATTTGGTTATCATAGTCCAAAAGTATATACATATCAATTATTACAAAGTTTATTTCAATATAATAAAAATCGTTATTTACAATTTTTAAAGAAAACTTATATACCATTTTCTTATAACAAATTATTGGAATTCGATTGTAATGAAATAAAATATGATAAAGAAAAGTTAAGATTATTCTATCAATCTATTTTACAAGTTCAAAATAAAACAACTAGAAATGATTTATTAAATAAATTTATTGATAATTATGCTATATTAATTAAAAAAGATATTAATACAATTGTTTATAAAGTTCCTTATCGTAATAAAATTGTGGATGAATTTGGTAAAAAAAAATTAGACATAAATTTTTTATCAATTGATGGAAATGAATTAGAAATTTGTATTCACGATAAATACATCGCAAATGGTGATGAAACAAAATTCAAAGAATTAATTTTAGATAATGGAACTTGTGCTAATTGTGGACAACAAATTAGTGAAATAGAATTCGATACACAAGAAGGTTTTGCTGATGATGACGAAGGTGTTACTGAAAGCACTAGAGAAACTTCAACCTTAATAGGTAAAGGAAAAGAAGCAGTAGGTTTGAATACAATTATTGATAGTAAATTAATACAAAAACAAAATCCAAATTTATTATCTAATTTTTTGAAAGAAGAAATTTACATACATTATTTGAAAACAATTATTGAACCTGATTCAAGTAGTAAAAGTTTTATTCCACTATTACCAAATAAAAATTATCAAAGATTAAATAGAGACATTTTTTTAAGAGAATTTGTTGTTGATAATGTCAAAGACCATTTAATTATTTTTGAAAATTATCAAAGTGAATTTGAATTAAATGTAATGAAATTTGATTATATAACAATTCGTAATGAATTTATGCTACCTTTGTTTAAAGAACATTTAGAAGATATTCATAGTTCATTTAGTCAATTATTTAGTGACTTATTACTTTTATCAGAACATTTAAATAGTAATGAACAAAATTTAGAAACAATTGGTGGCGATTTTATTAAAATATTAACATATAAAGATACTAAAAAAGATATTACAAATTTATTTAATTTTATTTGTAAACCAAATGCTGAATTAAAACAATATGAAATCTATCGTAATTTTAATACTGAGTGTAAATTATTAATATTTAATTACATTAATGAAGAAATACGTAAATTAACAGGACATTATATGGATATATTTAAAGGTTCGATTAATAATTTAGATAAAAATATTGTAATGAATATTACAAACTTAATCGTTGATAAATTTTTATTAAATATTGATGACCCATTAAATCCTAATGTATCTTTATTATCTTTAAATGATTTAAGTGTAAATTATGAAAGAAATTTAGAAAGTAAATTAGACAAATTATATGATAAATATAGAAAAGAAAAAACTTTTGATATAAAATATAAATCTAAATTTGAAGATTTTATTAAATCAATTAAATCGATTAAAAAAGGTATTATAAATATTCTTGACAAATTAAATGAATTTTGTTTAAACACATTAAATAAATTTAGCACTACACCAAATTATTTATATAATTATTGTATTGATAATCGTAATATATTATTTATATTGATTACTTATTTTTATACAAAAAATCCAGCACAATATAATATTTGGTTAGATGTATTAGGTAATATTAATAATGGATTAATTAAATTTTATCAAAACACTAAAAATAATGAAAGATATCTTAAAAATACATTTTTTAATAAATTTGTTAATTTTATATTATCAAAGAAAGGTAAAAATATTGTCAAAACAATTAAACAAGAAACAATAACAAGTAATGATGCTAATACAATCACACATTTTAGTATTTATAATCCTTATGATGATTTAAGTGTTTATGCTAAATATCAAAATAAACAATTTGGTGAATATGTTGATAAATATATTAGTAAAGATTATTTAGAAATAGGAAAAGATAGTGAAACACCAAAAGAATTTATATTATCTTGTCAAGCAAATAAAAGTATATCTGAATTACTAGACAAAAATGATTTAATTACTTTGAGAAAAATTATTGAAATGATGTTTGGTGAATTACCTAAAAAATTAACTGAGAAAACATTAATTGAATCTACAATTAAATATTTATCTATTGTATCTATTTTTCATCCAATATTTAGTTTATCCACATTTGTCAATCTTGATGAAAATGATATGAGAGAATTAATTGAAACAAAAGATTATGAAAAATTAGAATTAGTTCCTTATAAAGACCAAATTGAAATAATATTAAAATCATCACTTTATGGCAAAAATGAACAATATAATTTATTAAGTTTAATAATTGATAGTGTGTTTAAAAATATTGTTAGTAAAATTTTGGATAAATATTATAATACAAATATTATATTTAGTTGTTGTTTCTTTTATTTACAATTTCATTATATTATCAATATATTTAATAAATATGTCAATACAACTCAATTGAATGATTTATATAAACAATTAATTGTAATTAATAAAACAGAAGATATTACATTAGAAAGTTATATTGAAATATTAAAAAATATATTTACAAACTTTGCGGATAATAAAAGTTTATCAAATATTGAAAATTTATTAAATGAATATGAAAAAGATATGAAATTTGATGTTAATGAATTAGTTGATTATTTTAAGAAAAGATATATGCCTAATATGTCAAAAGGTAGTAGTTTAAAATCAGAAAAAAGTAGTTTTGAAAGTAGTAAAGATATCTCAATCGAAACATACAAAGGAATAAGTGAATATGATACAAATAAATTTGATGAATATTTGGCACATTATAGAATTATATTTTATGAAAAAACAAATATAATAGATATCGATATTCGCAGAAGAGATTATAGAAAAAAATATTTAATACAATTTATTAGAGATTTATTTAAATATGAAAGAAAAAACACAAGTGTTAGCACAATGAAGATTGAATCAAAATTAAATTCAATAGTTGATATTAGTAATATATTTAGAGAAACACAAAAATATAATGTTTCCATTCATTCTTATATAAAAATTATGTTATCATATATCAAAGAATTATCAGTTGACTTATATTTATTTGAAATTAATACACATATTCGTGAATTAAAATTAAAACAATTAAATCAAAAAGAAAAAGAAATTAGAGAAGAACAAGATATATCAATTAATGTAAATGTTAGTCCCTTAACTGAAATATCTTGTGTAAATCCTAATTTATATAAATACAATATGGTATTAAAAAGTGGTGAAAAATATGTTGAAATTACACAGGGACAATTTAATAAAGAATTACCAACCATCATAGAATTTATACAATATTTGAATTTATTATATTTACAAAGTGGAATTGGTATTACAAAACAAAATTTAATTGAAATGAGTAAATCAAATACAATTAAAAATGAGGAACAAGAAAATTCATCAAAATCAGAAACAAATTCATTACCTTCTCAAAGTGTATCATTTTCAAGTGCTACGACAATGTCATCTTTAAGTAAAGGTAAATCAAAAGTGATAACAGAATGTGATAAATTATTTAGAACACAAATTCAGGAATTAATGGGAATGAAAACAACTGAAGAATATAATTCTTTAAATAATGTATTAAATTATAAATATTTTTATAATAAGATAATTGAATTAAATAAAGTATTCCAATTTCAATATTTCCATTATTTATCAAATTTATTTAATAGAAGAAGACAAACATTAACATCTAATAATTTATTACATAAATATTTGAAATTTGTAATTCAAAAGTTCTTTACAGAAAAAATAGATGAATATAATGTAATTTATAAATCAAAACCATATGTAGATGATGCGGTCTATATTTTGACATATTTTATAGAAAATATTGAAACACAAAAACAAGCGACAGAAATAGCAAGTTATACCACAGGGGAGATCACTATTAATTATAAAAAACAATTATTAAACTTTGGACTTTCATATTTAGAAATGAATGGAATATTAGGATTACAAGCGAATTATTTAAATTATTATAAATATTTAGAATTTGTTGATAAGAATAAACATTATTTAAAATGTTTAGATATATTGTTTGATAAAAAAATTTATTTACAATTGGTTAATGAAAATGTAAGAGGAACTAGATTTGAATATTTATTAGATAGTAAATTGCATAAAGAAGCATATAAAAATATTTTATATATTGACTTTTATGATTTAATTCAAAATGTTTTACAAATACATAATGAAAATTTTAATTATGAAGATATTTTGAATAGATATATGTATGATGTTATTTCACAAGAAAAGGATATAAGTAAAGTTTTAGAAGAGTTTTTAAATAATTTAACGGAAAATCAATTTGAAAGAGTAATAATAAATACACAAAATTTAAATAGTGTTTATAAAAATATATTAGAAAAACAATCTATTAATCATTTTGGATCGTCAGATATATCTATATTATCTAAAATAATGGGTATATCTATTAACGAAGTAGTAGATACTGAAAAAGTAAAATT